CCTTTCTTCGTAACATCTTTTTAAGGAAATTATCATGGCATTACCTAATGGTTCTGGTGGCTATCAAGTCGGCGCGGGCAATACAAGCGAAGCGCAACTGATCGTCCAAGGCGCACCTCTTGCAATTACTGCAACAACTGCAACCCTAACAGGCGCTCAAATGGCCGTAGGATTGATCACCAGCAACACTTCGGCTGACACCGTTGTTACGTTGCCTACCGTTGCCGATTTGGAAGCCGCAATTAGCAGCGCCCAAAAAGTCAACGCCGCATTTGATTTTGCAGTCGCCGTTGACGACACTGCTTATCAACTCACATTGTCTACCGCTACTGGTTGGACTTTGCTCGGTAACATGGTGGTGTTGGAAAACACCGGAGCCTTGTTCCGCGCTCGTAAAACCGGCGATGGTGCTTGGACTTTGTACCGCATTGCGGGCTAAACCTAAATGGGGGCTTCGGCCCTCATTTTTAAAGGAACAATTATGGCCAATTCCAAACCCGTAGGTGTAGCGTATTCTGATCCAGAACTTGTTGCTGGCACGACCATCACTGGCGCCGTCATCACTGGCTCTACTATCAGTGGTTCTACTTCAACAACTGCCACAGTTAGCGGCACGTTTACTGGCGCTATTCGTCTTTCTGTCGCCACTGTTGCGGCGGCTGGCAGTACTCAAGGCGATGCTGCTGCACTAGCCGAAGGTATCAATGTCGTTTCGGCGGCAGATGGCACTAAGGGCGTAATTTTGCCCACAGCGGTAGCTGGTATGGTAATTATCGTTAAAAACACCGCTGCCGGTGCGCTGAAGATTTATCCCGCCACTGGTGGGGCAATCAATGCAGTTGCGGCTAATGGTGCGTATAGCATTACAAACCTTACCAGTTCGTTGTTGGTGGCATCTTCCACTACCCAGTGGTATTCTGTTCCATTGGTAGCATCCTAACCAAAAGGGGGCTAATCACCCCCTTTCTTAATCTGAACATTACAATGTTTCACCCTGTTCACGGTGCTAAAGTTGCCACAATGGAACTTGAAGCCGAAGCAGATGAAAAAAATGGCTGGACTCGCTATAATCCAGACACGCCTTCTGAACCTGAAGCGGCTCCTGTAAACGTGCTGGAAGTTAAGCGCCGTAGAAAAGTGACTACTGAAGAGGTTTAAGCATGACAACGTACACCGCTGGCGAACAGATCAATCGGGCGCTTCGGCTCCTTGGCGTGCTTGCTGAAGGTGAGACGCCCTCTGCGGCCACGTCCCAAGACGCTTTGATGGCGCTCAACCAAATGATTGACAGCTGGAATACAGAACGTCTATCTGTGTTCTCTACGCAAGATCAAATTTTCACATGGCCTGCAAGTTTTATTAGTCGCACCCTTGGCCCAACTGGTGATTTTGTCGGCCTTCGCCCTATTTTGCTTGACGATGCTACATATTTCAAAGCGCCCAATGGTGTGTCGTATGGCATCAAAATGATTAACCAACAGCAATACAACGGTATTGCTGTTAAGACCGTAACGTCTACATACCCGCAAGTGATGTGGGTCAATATGACGTTTCCCGATATTGAGATATATCTCTATCCAAGGCCAACGCAAAACTTGGAGTTTCACTTTGTATCGGTTGAAGAACTAAATCGCCCCGCCGATTTGTCAACGGTGTTGTATTACCCACCAGGCTATCTGCGTGCGTTCACATACAACTTGGCCATGGAGTTTGCCCCCGAGTTTGGCGTTGAGCCAAGCCCCCAAGTGCAACGCATTGCGATGACTTCTAAGCGTGACCTGAAGCGCATCAACAACCCTGATGATGTGATGGCACTGCCATACGCATTAGTCGCTAACCGTCAACGATTCAACATTTACGCAGGAAACTACTAACATGGCCACTATTGCAATTACTTCCCTTCCCGCCGCCACTGCGGCTGCCGTTACTGATGTCTTGCCAATTGTGCAGTCAGGCACAACTAAACAAGTCACCAACGCGCTGTTGTTTACCAATGCAACAATGGTTACACCTAATATTGGTGCAGCCACAGGTACAAGTTTGACCGCTACGGGCGCAATTGTGTCAACTGGCACGGCTGGCGTGGGTTACGCCACAGGTGCGGGCGGCGCAGTTACACAACTAACTAACCGTACCACAGGCGTGACGCTTAATAAGCGTTGCGGTGCTATCACTATGTTTTCTGCGGCTGGCTCTGCTACTGCGGCTACGTTTACCGTTACCAATAGCACAGTCGGCGCAAACGATGTAATTATTTTAAATCAAGCATCTGGCACTAACGTGTACTTTTTGGTGGTTACTGCGGTGGCAGCAGGTAGTTTTAACATTACTTTCTTGACCACCGGCGGCGTAGCTACCGATGCTCCTGTAATTAACTTTGCTGTGATTGATGGCGTAGTTGCGTAATGAAAACGCCGATTCTTGGCTCAACTTATGTCACCCGAAGCGTCAATGCAGCAGACGCTCGGATGGTTAATCTTTTCCCCGAGATTGTTCCCGAGGCCGGTAAAGAGCCTGCGTTCCTAAACCGCGCCCCCGGTTTAAAGTTACTTAACACAATTGGTATCGGCCCAATCCGAGGGTTGTGGGCTTTTTCATCTAACGATACTGACGCGTTTGTTATATCAGGTACAGAACTTTATAAAATTAATACCTCGTACGTTGCTACGTTAATTGGCACGGTGGCTGGTACTGGCCCCGTCAGCATGGCCGACAACGGCACGCAACTGTTTATTGCAGCCAATGGCCCTAGCTACATCTACAACAACGCCACAAACGCATTTGGCCCGATTACCGATCCTGATTTTCCAGGGGCTGTAACCGTGTGTTATTTGGATGGTTATTTTGTATTTAACCAGCCTAACAGCCAGTTAATGTGGATTACTTCGCTACTTGACGGCACAGCTATTAATCCTTTGGAATTTGTTAGTACAGAAGGTTCGCCAGACGGCTTAGTGGCCGTGGTGTCCAACTTCCGCGAAGTGTGGGGGTTTGGCACTAACTCAATTGAAGTTTGGTACGACACCGGCGCAACAGATTTTCCATTGCAACGCATTCAAGGCGCGTTCAACGAGCTTGGCTGCGCGGCGCCTTACTCTGTGGCCAAGATGGACAACGGTCTGTTCTGGCTTGGCCGCGACCGCCGTGGGCAAGGTATTGTTTACCGCGCCAATGGCTATACCGGCGTGCGTATCTCAACTCATGCAGTTGAATGGCAAATCCAACAATATTCTGATTTGTCGGATGCAATTGGTTACACATACCAACAAGACGGCCACAGCTTTTATGTGCTAATCTTTCCTAGTGCTAATACCACTTGGGTCTATGACGCGGCAACGCAAGCATGGCATGAGCGTGCAGGCTGGGATAACGGTGCATTTACCCGCCATCGTAGCAATTGCCAGATGGCATTCAACAATAAAATTGTTGTAGGCGATTTTCAAAACGGTAAAATTTACGCATTTGATCTCGAAGATTATTCAGACAATGACACCGTGCAGAAATGGCTTCGCACATGGCGCGCGCTACCAACGGGGCAAAACAACCTTAAACGCACAGCCCAACACACATTGCAATTGGACTGCGAATCTGGCGTTGGTTTAAATGCGTCACCTGGCTATGACAGCGAAAACATAGATACTGAGTCAGGATTAAATCTTGTCGCAGAATATGTGCAAACATATTTAGTTACTCAATCGGGCGATACCTTGACCACTGAAGCTGGGGACGGTTTTCAGCCTTTGGGTCAATTTGATTTACCGGATATTGACATTACAGGCTATGAAATTGTCACCAATTCCTACCCTGCTACGCCGGGCTATGACCCTCAAGTCATGCTCCGTTTTTCAGACGACGGCGGTCACACATGGTCAAACGAGCGTTGGACTAGCATGGGCAAGATTGGTGAATATTACAAGCGTGTAATTTGGCGGCGTTTGGGCATGACTATTAAACTGCGTGATCGCGTTTATGAAGTGTCTGGAACTGATCCGGTAAAAATTGCCATCATGGGCGCTGAACTGATCCTGAGTCCAACTAATGCCTAGGCCTAACGCTACGCCAACGCCAGTCACGCCACCGCGAGTGCCGTTAATTGATCCTCGCACGGGCTTAATTGACCGTGCTTGGTACATGTTCTTTTTGTCGCTTTTTGATGCGGCGGCGATTGTAGACAATGGTGATCTTGGCCCAAATGTTGTATCGTTGATTGCGTCTTACGATGCTGCCCTTCAGTCAGTCAATCAGGAACTGCAAACATTACCGTCAACATCTGTTTTAACGTCGCAAATTGCGGAATTGCAGAAACAAATCCAAAATCTTGAAATACAGCCTGTTGTAGATACCGCCTCATTACAGCTTTTAATATCAAGTTTGTTTACCGCGCCGGTGACTGTAACGGCTGATTTTACAGTGGGAAACAGTTCTTGGTATATCAACAATAAGTCTGGATCAACTTGCGTAGTGACGTTGCCTACGCCATCTTCATACGTTGGTAGGCAAATTACAATTAAGAATATGCAGGCTCAGTTAGTTGACTCGGCCTCAAGCAATGTTGTGCCAATTGACAGCACTGTAGCTGGTACATCAATTCTCTTGAATGTGATCGGCAATTGGGCGACAATGGTGTCTGACGGCGC